ACAGCATGAAGCAACTATTCGTAGAGAAGAATTTCAAAGACGCATCGCTGGACATCATCCACGATGCCAATCTGATCATCGACGAGTATCGCGCCCAGGGATTCATCCTGACGTTGCGACAGCTCTACTACCAGTTCGTCGCCAGAGACCTGCTGCCGAACACTCAGCGGTCCTACAAGCGCCTGGGCTCGATCATCAACGATGCCAGGCTGGCTGGCCTGGTGGACTGGCAGTCGATCGAGGATCGCACCAGGAACCTCAAGTCGAACTACCACTACGAGAATCCACGGCAAGCTATCCAGGATGCACTCGACACCTACGAGATTGATATGTGGGAGAACCAGTCTCAGCGTGTCGAGATATGGATCGAGAAGAACGCATTGGTCGGCATCATTGATGGTGTCTGCCGTGAGATGGATGTGCCGTACTTTGCCTGCATCGGTTACGTCTCTCAGTCGGAGCAGTGGCGAGCCTATCAACGTGCCAGGCACTACGAGCTGGGGCGGAACCAGACCACAGTGATCCTGCACTTCGGAGACCATGACCCATCCGGCATCGACATGACCAGAGACAACCAGGACAGGCTCAATATCTTCATGGGCTGGGAAGCAGTGAAGGTCAAGCGCCTGGCATTGAACTGGGATCAGATCGAGGAGTTCAATCCTCCGCCCAACCCGGCCAAGATAACCGACAGCCGCTTCGCCAGCTACGCTGAGCGATACGGTGATCAGAGCTGGGAACTCGATGCGCTGGAGCCCAGCGTAATGACAGACCTGATCCGCAAGCATGTAGAAGAACATCGCGACCCAGATCTCTGGGAAGCGAAAGTACAGGAGCGGAATGATCATACGGACCAGCTCCAGGACATCATCGACAATATAGGAGACGACGATGAATAATCTGAAACAACTCACGGCTGCACTTGGGGCCGACTGTTTCCCTTGTAATCCAATTCCTTTTGCCAACGGACTGGCTGAGCTGGTCCGTGAGCAAGGAACCGATGCCATACGATCGCCTGATGCCAAACGGATCCTCTGGATCCTGATGGCTCAGTCGTATGGTCAACTAGCAAAGATCGATCTGTGCGACGAGTGGGACAAGCTCGTCGGTGAACACGATCCCAGCAAATAGGAGTAAGACGACATGATGTCACCAGAAACGATTGACCAGATGACCAGGGACGCTGGACGTGAAGCCTGCGAGCAGCAGCAAAAGCCCTACCTGGTATGGCCCCAGGATCTCGATGCCTGGAAACAAGGCAGAGGATTCCCGATCCCGTTCCCGATGATCGGAGACCATGTACCGGAAGGCTGGGAGGCCGATGGTGATGCTCTGTTCGTGGACACCTCCGGCATGGGCGCACCTGGCGAGTCAGCACTGACCCTGCCCCAGCTTTTCGACAAGCTGGAAGTGGGTCGAGGCTACGCCTTCACCGTGCAAGGGCAGTTCCAGTCTTACCTTCAGAAGTTCAAGCAGACATGAACATCGTCAACGGCACCTACTACCACGAGAAGACTTCCCAGGATGTCGTCGATGTCCTGGAGAGGGCTCGTGCCAACAAGTGGCGCATCCGTATCCACTACGGCAATGCGCTCACCGGGCAAGACTGGAATGAGGATTACGATGTGGCTGGCAGAATCGGTCGCTCGATGGGGCCGGTCAAGGTTCCTCTGCTCATCCATAACGCTCGATCCCTGGGAGGTCCAGCAATGCTCGATCACTGCATTGTCAGGATCCGGTTTTCTAACTGGCAACGTGATGGCAGGAATAATCTGTACTGCCATCCAAGGTATCACGGAGAAGCAGCATGATCACCCTCACCAAACCGCAACGCACTGCGCTCAAGAAGATCTATGACCGTGGTCAACACTTCACAGGAACACCCAACAAAGGCCAGGCATGGCAGGGCTCTTATCGAGAGTTTCGTCGTACAGTTACGCCAGAGCTGGGAGGTCAGGGCTGCATCATGGTTCCCTGGTGCGGCATGTGGCTGGGCATCGAGACAGACGGTCACACGCATAGCTGATCCGCAAAAGAAAAGGGCCCCAGGTTAGGGGCCCTTCTCGAATAAAGGCGACCAGGATTTTCATATGCCAGAATAGGCCATCGAGAATGTGGGTACAGTCACGGAGCCTTGAGGAATTGGAGCGTCCAGGTCGCCAGGGGGATGGGCACTTCAACGGTTCATTTGCGTCACCAGTGGCCAGTGCAGGCTTTCTATCAAGTAGGTTCACAATAGCACAGTCGGTTCTAATTCAACAACCACCATTCCACCGTTTACGACATGACTTGTGCGATAGGCATGATGCTCTACGATCTGGTAATCATCGTCAAAAACACCAGCCCTTTGAAGCGCATCCTCCAGCATCTTGAACAGATTCGAGGTGTCCCGCTTCCTCCGATCAGGCGGATACGTCCAGAACGACATCTTCAACGGACAGACCCAGCCCCTGGCTGCCCGGTCACGCATCACAATAGCCTGGACGTTGCGATGAAACTCCTTGGCCTGGGCTGTCGGATACGCCTGGACAAATTTCTTGCCTTCCTTGCCTGCCACTCGATAGCCGGTGTAATGATTCGCGGTCGGTGGCCAGGGTAACTCCAGCCTCAGCCCAGATGGCTTACCACTGGTGTCGCTGACTTCCAGTTCTCTTTGCTCCATAGCTTTGCTTGCTCCCATAGATCGTAGTTGAGCTGCTTGTTCACGTCATGCAGCAGGCTGGTCTGCCTGCCATACACTTCTTCCCAGGTTCTGACACCCATCGATCCATCAATGCCCTTGGTCCCAGTGTGGTACTCAAGCAGCAGTGGGATCTGAAAGAATGGATTGTTGCGCTCACCCATCCCTGGATTCTGAAACTCAGGCCCCAGGACCAGCATCGAACCACCATGGCAATGATGCAAGGTCACTGGCACCTGCCAGGTCACCATGCAGCACAGGGCTCGCAAGTTTTTCTGGTGCCGACTGACGCTAATCCTCTGCGGTGGATCGCCACTCGGAGTACGGTCGCCTGATTCGATCATGACATACCTCGCATGCTCTCTGGTCGTGCTTGTAATCAGCCCTGGAATCTATTTTGCACACCCATCGAATCCACCTGGCCACAAAATCTTTGCCGGGAGTGCGCCACCATTCCGGACTTCTGTATTCACCATCTGGAAATTTCACTTCCTCCGACAACCACTGATGGAACAGCCGATCGTTATCTCTGGTGGCTGTCCACTTCGTCAGCGGATGGGTCTGAGTAACTGACCTCTCAATTCTCCCTCGTTTCTCCTGGTTGATCGGAGAGTCGTCGTCGTCCAGCTCGACGAATGCTGCCTCGAACAAATCGCCTGGTTCATTACCATGCCTGCCAGCGCAGCCTGCGAACGGATGAGTAGCTGAATCCTCATCCAGCCAGAACCGCACCCACATTCCCTGGCCCAGTGGATTGCCACCACCTGCCAGCATCATCTCACCCTGCCAGAAGACCTTATCCTCACCGACCCTGGTAATGGCTGCCATGAACCTGGTGCCGACACGATTTCCTCGCCGCCTGACAAATTCCATGAAAGGATGCACGACCAGCGGCCCGTTGTCCGACACCAGGCGGAACTTCACTGTCCTGCCTGAGTTTAGCTTCCACTCTGCATCGATCAATTCCAAGCCGCCCTTGTGGGCTATGATCGGTAGCGTTTCAGAAGCTATCGTCGAAGTCGTCTCGACTTCTTGATCTGCGACCTGAGTGTCGGTCATGCCAGAACTCCTGCTGTGCGTCACCATCCATCTGGCCGAACATGGTGTACTCACCGAAGTAGTACATCAGCACGGTGCCAGTGGGCCCGTTGCGCTGCTTGCCGACGATGATCTCAGCTACCTTCTTCCACTTAGTCTTCTCGTCGTACACCACATCGCGATAGATGAACAGGATCACATCTGCGTCCTGCTCGATTGATCCTGACTCCCTGAGATCCGAGAGCCTGGGATGCTTGTTGTCTCGTTTATCCACGTCCCGGTTGAGCTGGCTGAGTGCTATCACCGGGATGTCCAGCTCCTTGGCCAGGGACTTCAGGCCCCTGGTGATGTCCGAGATCTGCTGGGCCCGGTGGATCTGGTTGTCGCCACTCATGAGCTGGAGGTAATCCACGATGATCACCGCAAGATCTGGCTGCTGCTGTTTGACGCGCCTGGACCTGGCCCTGATCTGCTGCATCAGCATGGCCGGAGATTCGTCCAGGATGATCTTCGAGTAGTTGATCTGGCTCACACCTTTCCCCACACTGTCCCACTGCTCATCGGTGATGTTGCCGGAGAGCAATCGATCAAGCGGCACCTTCGAGTGCTGAGCCACCGACCTGGTGACGATCTCCATTGATGACATCTCCATCGAGAACACCAGCACAGGACTGGTCTCTCCTACGTGGTTGGCGATGTTGATGGCCAGGGCTGTCTTGCCCATCGATGGCCTGCCAGCAATCACGACCAGGTTCTGTCGCTGGAGACCGTTGATCTTCCTATCCAGGTCACGGTAACCAGTCGAGATCCCTGGGATTGACTGTTCCATGTGGAACATGGTGTCCAGGTTCTCCATCCAGCCAGGCATCAGCGACTTGATTTCGACCGGCCCTGACTGCGAGTGGTCATGTCCTACCTCCATGACCTTGGCCTGGGCTTCCGACAGCACCTCGTCTATTTCCCTGGTGTCGTCGGCCAGCTCGCGTACCTGGTTGGCAGCCACGATCATATCGCGCCTCACCGATCGTTCCTTCACGATCTTGGCGTAAGCGCGGACGTTCGCGGATCCAGGTGTCTCCTGGTACAGCGTCGTGAGATAGCCCACACCTCCAGCCTCCTCCATGAGGCCCACTTTCTTGAGGTGATCCATAATCGTCACGATGTCCATCGGTGCATCCAGCACGTCGAGCTTATCCATGGCATCCCAGATGACACGATGATCGGATCGGTAGAAATCATCGCGCCCGATGATGTCCTGCACATCCATCATTGCCTTGCCGCCTGAATGGATGATGCCGCCCAGGACAGCCTGCTCTGAGTCGATCGACATTGGTGGTGGTTTCATTACCCAGGATCCTGGCTTAATCTGGTTCATTTGCGCTCCACGTATTTGTTCTCGAAGACACCGACCATAGCAGTCTCCCTGATACAGAAATCGAAGTTGGCTACCCAGTTCCGGTCATTGTTGCCGAGAAGAAATGGGCAGTTGTTGGTGATGAATTTGAAGTAGCGTTCCCAGGTTTCGAGATCATTGAAGTATCTCTGCTTACCCTGCACCTCGACACTGAATGTCTTCCACCTGGATCGCAGTGCTGCCTGCCTTTTGTTGTTGATCACCTTCACCTTGGGTAAAGCAGGGCAGTGTTCGTGATAGAGATCGACAATCTTTTGGTGAGGCACCCTCTCCGAAGGAGAGGTAGTGTTGTTCTTGGTTATTGGTTCTTGGTTCTTGGTTTGCATTGCGGATGCACATGCGTCCGCATCTGCGTCCGCATCTAACGTCTGGTTTTTCCAGCGTTTCTCTGCTGCCTTCTTCGCCTGTTGACCCTTCTTTTCGATGCGAATACGCTCTCGATGGAGCCTCCTGTTGACCAGGGTGAGGAAGTCCAGATGCTCAAACTTATCGTCGAGGTAGGTCTTCCAGATCTCTCGCCACTGTTCGCCATCAGTACAACCGGCGATCCTGGCGACGTGTCGCTGATCGTAGGGAATGCTGCCATTGTGCCACTGGTAATTCATCAACCTGATCAACGCACCGACAGCCTCCGGAGGCCAGGATGCCGTGTCGGCTGTGAAGTCACGCTCATATAATGGATACCATGGCATCCGAGGCTTGCCAGCTCCGGCCAATGGTTTGTCGCTCATGCGTCCGCTTCTCCGATGTCACTGTACCCTGGAAACACATGGTATATGGCCTTGATTATGTGGTCAAATCCCTTGCAATCATGTAGTCAAGCAGTCATAATCAGCGCCTGGGTACAGTTGAAATTGGAGCCACATATGTCAAACGACAAGCCTCGCCTTCCTGCTGTTGTGCAGCATGCCGTTACGGGTGCGCGACGACCGTTTGAGAAGATCTCTGGGCAAGGTGGCCACCTGGTAACCTGGGAGAAGGAGTCCATGTTCGCCATGCAGATCCTGACCAGGAACACGCTGCTTCAGAAATGCGAGCCACACTCTATCCGTGATGCCGTAGTCAACATCGCATCGATCGGACTCTCTCTCAACCCTGCGCTCAAGCACTGCGCTCTGATTCCCCGTTACAACAACCAGCTCAAGCTCTACGAGTGCCACTGTGATCCGATGTACCAGGGCCTGATCGCTATCGCGACCGATGGTGGCGCTGTAATTAGCGTCCGTGCTGAGGTTGTCCGTGATCGTGATCGTGAGGATGGCAACTTCAAATACTACGCTGGCACTGAGCCGCGAATCATTCATACACCTGATCCATTCATGTCCGACAAGATGCGTGGCGAGGTGATCGGCGCTTATGCTATTGCCGAAATCCGATCATCCAAACATCCGCATTGCACGTTCATGTCGGTCGAGGAGATCGAGAACGTCCGTGACAAATCGGAGATGTGGAAGAAACACAAGAAGGGCCCCTGGGCTGACTGGTTCGAGGAGATGGCAAAGAAGACCGTCATCAAACGAGCGCAGAAGACCTGGCCGAAGGGCACTGGTCGCCTGGAGAAAGCCGTGCAGTTGGCGAACATCGCTGAAGGCTATGGCGGCATCGACGATCCGATAGATGTGGAGCCGGTTAAGCTGATCACCGAGGAGCAGGCCAAGGAACTTCGAGCTGGAGCCCGTAAGGCGAAGCTCAGGGTCGAGCGAATCTACAAGGCATTCAACATCGACAAGATGGAGGAGCTGCGAGCTGATCAGTTCACGACCTGTCAGAAACGAATCAACACTGCTGGTCTGATCCACATCCTGAAGACCGCAGAAGATGAGCCCAAGGTTACCGTGTCAGCGAAAGCCTGGGGCATGACTTACCCTGACCTGGAAGCGATGGGTGCTGAATACAAAACAAAGGCGGCAATCGTTGAGTAAGGAATTCGAGGAATGGGATTTAATCGGAGAGCTAGGTGAAAAATTCCTGGCCGCTGGAGCAAAGTACCAGGAGCTGAAGCTGGCCCTGGTTCATAGGGAGATACAACGCATGGCCAACGATACAGGCAAGCAAGTAAGCTGGACTCCGGAGAAGCTGGAGCAATTCAAGACAGCCTGGAAGGCTGCCGACGACGCTGAGGATGAGTCGTTCACCTTTGATGAGAACGAATACCTGGTGACCTACGGTCGCTACCTCATCGAATATCTGGAATACGTGTTAGGGGAAGCTGCTTAATGTCTATGCAGCGAACATTGGAGTGGTTCCAGAGCCGCTGGGGCAAGATCACCATGTCGAAACGTATCGACATCCTGCTTGGCGGACACGTCCATGACCTGAATAACCTGCTGAAGATCCTGAAGTGGGAGCAGTTCCAAGCGACACCGGATCAGGTCCGTGAAGCCTTCGAGGCTGAGACCAGGATCGGTGACGCGAGCCCAGCCATGTCCCACGGCAAGCGCCAAGAGGAGCCTGGGATCTGTCACTACGAGCTGAGCAGGAATGTCCAGGTCATCCGTGCTGAGTTCATAGTCCATCCAATGTGGCCGACCCTGGTAGGAGATTCGACCGACTTCATCGAGACGGATGATGGCACCCTGGATGGCAAGCCGAAGTTCGCCTGCGAGGTGAAGTGCCCGTACAATTCAGAGAACCACAAGAAGACCCTGCGATTCGGAATGGCAACCTGGCATCACAACCAGACTCAAGGGCACATGGAAGTACACGACTTGGACGAGGGCAAGTTCGTAAGCTACGATCCTCGACACCAGATTGAGGAGCAGCAGATCTACGTCCAGACAATCGAACGTGATCTTGCCTGGCAGAAACTGTTCCGCGAGAAGATGGAGGTGTTCGATGACCACTTCAGAAATGGGACGTTTTACGAGCATGCCATTGATCAAGCGACCGATGGAATCCCCAGCATGTTCTAAGATGAAACCGATGACCATCAAACAGGAAGCCATATTTACCATGTACAAAATCGACCACGACGAGACCAATCGTCAGAGCCTGGATGACTGGCATGTGAGATGCCTGGCCATGAAAATTATCAGAGATAGATACGGTCTCGACAAATAGGAGCTAAACCAGATGGACCTACAACTACAAGTGAACAGTGACGACATTCAGGATCCCTGCGTATTCAAATCAGGGCCCAACCTTCTCATGGTCACGCCACCAGTTGGCGACGAAGACTACTGGCTGTTCAAGGTCATGGTATCTGACGCTCAGTCGATCGTCGGCTTCCCTAAATTCATGCAGGTTGGTATCGGCTTTCAACAGGAAGAAGACTGGAACACCAACCTGCCAAGCACCAGCGATGCCGAGAAAATTTTCAACCACATCAGCCACAACAAAGGCGACGACTCGATCCCTGATGAACGCTGCATTGCAGCAATCGAGATGATCAGGTCCGCAGCCGTAGATCTCAAAGAAGGGAACGATAATGCCAACACCTAAAATCCAGACACCAGCGACACTGCTCACGCAGTCACAGCCGCTCATCGACAACGCCAACAACCTGACTGAGCAGGCTAACAAAGCTGTGGTCTCAACCGCTGAGGAGTTCTCCACGGCAACCGACTTCGTGAGTATTTGCCAGGGACAAATCAACCAGGCAGAAGACGCAAGGAAGGCCATCACCGGACCACTGAACGATCACATAAAGTGGATCAACGATCAGTTCCGCCCGATCACCAATGCCGTGAAGACAGCCAAGGATATTGTGTCGGTCAAGGCCGCGAAGTGGAAACGATTAGAGGATCAGCGTGTACGCCAGGAAGCCGAGGAAACTCAGCGCAAGGCAGATGAGCAGGCCCTGAGAGACGCTGAGGCTGCGTCAGAAGCCGGTGACGATGCACGAGCTGAAGCGATCCTGGATGTCGCCGCAGAAACGCCAGCCCCGATAATGAGGGCTCCTACAGCCAGGGGCACGATTACAGGAGCCAGCGGAAGCACCAGGACCAACTGGAAAGGCGAAGTGAAGCTCGATGACATCATGTCAGTATGCAAAGCCATCGCTGAAGGGAAACTCCCCACCAATATGATCAAGGAGTGGAACAAGACCGTGATGAATGGTATGGCCAAGCAGGTCGGCGCTGACTGGCCGGAAGACCAGGACGAAGGCAAGCATCACGGCATGACCGTGAAGCGCGATGTCGGCCTGGCAGTACGATAGGAGACGACAATGGGATCACTAAACAAAGCAATGGTCATCGGCTACCTGGGCGCGGATCCAGATACCAGGTACATGCCAAGTGGCTCAGCAGTTACCACGATCAGCGTGGCGACGACTGCTCGCTGGAAAGACAAGACCAGCGGCGAGCAGAAGGAACGCACCGAATGGCATCGATGTGTCGCCTTTGGTAAGCAAGCCGAGACCATGGCTGAGTTCCTGCGTAAGGGAGCCCAGGTGTACATCGAAGGTGAACTCCAGACCAGGAAGTGGGAAGACAAGGAAGGCATCACCAGGTACAGCACCGAGATCCGTGTCTTTCAGTTCAGCTTCCTGGATAAAAAAGGAACCGGCGACCGGCCTCCGCATCCAGCAGATAAGCCTGACCAGGATGGCAAGCCACCTGCGTCACGAGAGGAAGCAGATGACTCTGTTCCACCTTCACAAGAAGACTTCGACGATGACATTCCTTTCTGAGATGACATGCGCTTCGATCTCAAGCGACCATGCAAGAACTGTCCGTTCGCTAACACACCGGACAGAATCACGTTCGCCTGCCGTGAGCGAGCGGAGGAGATTGAAAACTTGGCCTATCGCCAGGGCTTCGTATGTCATGAACATTCCGAACACGTCGAGGAGACCGAGTACGAGGCAGGCGGCTTCGTCTTCCGCAATGATGGCAGCTCGCAGCATTGCTGGGGAGCGATTGCCATGTATCTCAAAAGCGGCAGCAGCAGTGTGCCGTGGGAAGGCGCGATTGACGATGATCCAGACATTGAGGATCGATGGTGGGATCGCGTAGATAAAAAAGCATTGGAGACGATATTCGAGAGCGAGGAAGAATTTTTAGAGGCAAACCAATGAACACAAAAACGGACGAAGTGCTGTCGATAAAGGAAGTAGCAGACAGCTTCAGCGAAGACCTGCCAGATTGGCAGTGCAAGATCAACCTGGACTGGCTGACCAGCCTGCATCACCTGATGTCTGAAGGAGGGATCTGGGGCTCACCGAACCTGGGCACCGTGTACCGCAAGAGCGGAGACGGATGGGTGCTGATGGAAGACCTCAGTGGGTGACGAGTATCCATTCTATGGAGGCATGCCGCCTCACACGAGGCATAGCCAAACATCCAGGGAAGCAGCAATCCTGATGGTTAAACCGTCAATGAAATTGCGTGAGAAGGTACATGCTTATCTGAAAGCCAGGCCAGAAGGCGCGACCGACGAGGAGATCTCGATCGACCTGAAGCTGCAATCCGATACAGCACGTCCGCGCCGAAGGGAACTGCAATTAGCTGGACTGGTAATCGATTCTGGACGCACCAGGAAAACAACCAACAACCGTAACGCAGTCGTCTGGAAGCTCATCGAGCCTAATCGAGATCCTGAGCAGTCAAGGATGTTCGAGTGACCCAGCCCCTCAACTACTGCACTCATGCCTGCGAGAATATGAGGGCTCTCGATGACGTGATCCTCGGCAATCAACCAGCAACCGTATCCAGGGCAATCATCGCTTCGGCTATGGAGTGCATGGTCCTGATGGAGAAGGCAGAGAAATTCATACTACCGTCATGGGGCACGATATTTGAAAAGCACGAGATGGAGTTGTGTGCTGATGTTCAAATCCCGACACGACTTCCATACCCCATCGTGGCGATCGAGTATCCGTGTCCCTATGACGACCCTCGGTGCGAGCCGATGTTAAAGCACGAAAAGAAATCCTCGAAGCGCATCGCTCTATGCGTCGAGACCGAAGCCCTGGAGGAGCATGCAAGCCTGCTTAAACACATGCACGAGGAACACACCGGACATCTGAAGGGCTTCTACGTCTATCCGATCTCGTACTCAGACGATCTGAAGCTCTGGATCCCACCACCGGCTGCGATGTTCTTTCCTCGTGGAGGTAACGAGTCGTTCAAAAACCTGAAGGAACATGGCCTGAATGTGGTGTTGCCATTAGGCATCTCCGCTTACGACCTCTATCCGGAGAAAGAGCGGCCCATGAGGATCATGCGGGACATAGCTGACGAGGCATTCTCCTGCCTTCACCTACTGACTGCCCTGGCAATCGACCATGGCCGCTACGAGACGTTGCCAGCACCCACGAAGCTCAACAAGAAGCGAGCGAAGAAGGAGCGTGTCCCGTTCTACGAGTACAAAGTTCTCGACATCGTAGCTGACATCCTCCAGGCATCACCAGCCTCCAAGCCACACCAGGGAGGCACCCACGCCAGCCCCAGGTTGCACAAGCGTCGTGGTCACGTTCGCCGCTTACGCTCCGGCAGAACTACCTGGATCCGCAACATGATCGTCGGCAAGCCTGGCACTGGGGCAGTCGAGAAGGAGTACAGCGTTCATGAGTAAAGCCCATGGGTGAAATTGCAGAGATGATGCTGGACGGAACCATGTGCCAGGTATGCGGTGAGTTCATGGACGAGGCTGCCGGATACCCGGTGACTTGCGCCGGATGCAGTGACGACGACAGGCTCATTGTCGAGGTTCAACCGATCAAGGATCCAAAGACGGTGCCCTGTCCGCACGTAGGGTGCGAGCGGATGTTCCGTAGCCGACAGGCCGCTGGTCAACACTGGATCGACAAGCATGGCGACTTATGACGTGCCCGATGACCTGTTCCCAGAGGCAGAGATTTCCCTGGAGCCACAAATTAAATGCGTCGAACGTGAGATCAAATACCGACGACGAGTCTACGCCAGGCGCATCTCGATGGGCCGCATGAGTGAGGTCTTCGCAGATCAACAGATGAAATTGATGGAAGCAGTATTGGAAACTCTAAAGGGACTGAGAGGAGAATGAAATGGACACTTACAAAATCGTGAGGTTTTTCCAGGGCAGAAAGAGAACTATCGATACAGGTCTGAGCTTTGACCAGGTACAGGCTCACTGCAATGACCCAGAAACATCATCGACAACCTGCACCAATAAGGCTGGTCTTGCCCGTACTCGCAAGCACGGTGACTGGTTCGACGGTTACTACGCGGAGTAAAACATGCTGATCTATGACTGCGAGATTGCCAAGCTGATCCCATCGAAGGATGAGCCCAAGGATCCTAATTACGAATACTGTGGAGGCTGGGGAGATCATTTCGGCATGGGCATCTCCGTGGTCTCGGTCTACGACTTCGACGAAGACTTCCCCAGGATCTTCATGGAAGACAACCTGGACGAGCTGTTCGAGCTGATGGAGAAGACCGACATCATCGCTGGCTTCAACAACAAGCACTTCGACAACAAGCTGCTGGCCGCACATGGATATACGGTTCCGGACGAGAAGACTTTCGATCTCTACCTGGAGATTAAGGAAGCTGCCGGAGCCTACAAATACGCCAAGGGATACAACCTGGACAACTGCTGCCTGGTCAACCTGGGGCATCAGAAGTCCGGAGACGGTGCCCTGGCTCCCAAGCTATGGCAGCAGCGCCGGTATGGAGCAGTCGTGGACTACGCTTTGCGCGACATAATACTGGAATACAAGCTCCTGGCGCTGTGCATGAAGCAGCCGATCATCGATCCAGGCAATACAAGCTCTCGAATCTTTGTCAGAAATCCACTCAAGCCCTTGTAATCCCTGCCATCCTGTGGTCAAATAGATGAGGGTTAATAGCATAAAAGGGTACAGTCATGAAGAAGTTATTTCTATCGTTTGCGTTCCTGGCAATCGTCCATCTGGCGCTCGCCCAGGAATCAGCAAAGCCGCCCAAAGACTTATTCGGTTTCAGCGGATATGCTTGGGGCACCGACATCGAGTACATTTCCTCCGACATGGAGCAAGAGGATTATGAGCTGATCAGTGCTACCTGCACGAACCTCTCATATCGCGGCAAGCTCCTGGAAGAAGGGCTCACCCTCATCTACGCCTTCGAGAATGAGATCCTTGTTAGTGGCATCTGGATCTTCGATGACGTAGATTATGATACGTTCTGGAGAGTCAATCAGTTCCTTCAGGACACGTACAAGGTCAAGACTGAGCTG